CTAAGTTTCAGTACCACAACCCATTTAACTTAGGCGCCAGGCCATGACCGATGATGAGCTAATCGGCATGATACGCAGCGCGGCGACTGAGCAATTGCCGATCGCCGTAATGACCGTCAAGGAGATGCGCCAGTTCGCGCAAAAGGTTGCGATGGATTGCCTTCTCATCGCAGCCATTCCCAACATGACGCCCAAAGACATCATGCGTGTGATTAAGGATCGCTATGACCTCCCGACTTAGTTTATGGCAGACTAAACTTAAAGCCGCTAAGGCCGAGCAGCATCAGCACGAGAAGATGTTGCGGCAACAATACCGTGCGCTAGAGCGCATACAAAAGCAGATCACCGAACTGGAGAACAAAATTGAGCATGAACTGGCGAAAGCTCAACAAAGAACTGGCGCTTATGACCGAGGAACAAGTGTTGAGTTTGCTTAACGAAGAACGCGCAGGCGCTAAACGTATCTCGATCATGGAGCGACTGCACCAGCGCTACACAGCGTTGCGTGCGTCACGCGAGCGGATGGAGTTGTTTAAGGAAGCAAGAGCGCTTTAGCGCTTAGTAATCGCGCTCTAGCGCTTCTTGGCGTAGAAGAGTGTACGGTCGCCAAACAGATAGAACCCTACCGCTGCCGCGAAGTTATCGACCGACTCAGATGACTGACCGTTCAGTTTCAGCGTCGCCCAAGTTATTAGCACGATCAGCGCAACGCCTGGTCGCATCAGCCGCACAATCGCCTCGACCCACGGGTAGGACGGGTTAGCGCCACCTGCGTCGTTCATCGCCTTGAACATGTTTAAATCAAGTTCGCGCATACGCACGTACTCAGTGATGTTAGTGGGCTTATAACCATCGGTTTGTATAAACCGACCGATCAAGGATTTACCAAGATCAACAGCCAGTGGGCCAAACGCCGCAAGGATCGTTAGCGGGTCCATTAGGGGTAATACTTTCGGTCTAACTCGAAATGAGGACCATCCTTAAACGTCTTCCAATCGCCGCCCCACACGATAGCGACGCCTAACTCATTCGCTGCGGCTTTCATGGCGTTAGCAATCTTATGGTACAAAGGCCAAGACCAATCGACTTGGTTGTCTACCCATGCGCCTAGATCAACGGCGTGGCCTGTGATGTGACGGCTGTTAAGCGTCTGACTTGCGCCTGATGCGACTAAAGTCTGTTGACGCTCCGGTGAGCGTAAGCCTTCAAGCACTGTGAAGTCTACGGGCGACATCTCGATCGCACGCTCGACCACCTTTACAAGATCAGGATGAACGCCTTGCAGACGTTCAACCGATCGCTTACCTAACTTAAACACCTAAAAGTTTCTTAAAAAAAATTGCAGCAGCGCCAGGGCCGAGGAGCACGGCCACCATGACGGCGTACATGAGGTACTCAAGTTTCTTCATCTTTTGCGAACCGTCGTCAAATCGCTTTTCAACGCGGCTGAATGATTGCTCAATAGACTTATAACGTTCGGCGCAGACAGCCTCGTGAACGGATAAACGCGTTTCCACTTCTTGCTCCATAACTATCTCATCAAATTGTTTTGGATTGATTGGTTAGGGTTAAGCATGTTGCGCTGCTCCATTCTTACTTGCTCAGCCAACCGTCTTTCAGCCGGAGACATGCTTTCTGCTGTTCCGCTTACATCTAAACTTACCGGAGGAGTTGTTGCTACTGTAGCGCTTTTCATGATTGTAGCGCCAGTTTTACCCCACGTGCTAGGGTCACTAATAGCTTTAAGAACTTTAGACCTTTCTTCACCAGGCAGCGTATTCAATAACTCATCAAAGGACTTAGCTGACATGGATGCTTCAGCTATCTTTTTGATAGATTCATCGCCAATTTTAAGACCTAGCGTGGCTAATAATTTATTGGCGCTAGTAGCCCATACGTTAAAGATGTTAGGTATTCTGTAGTTGGGTAGTTCGTCTTTAATAAGATCAGACGCCCTTTGTTGGGCTTCGGTAATTTGCGATTTAAGCGCCGTTTGCGTTTCAAGTTGTCGGGCTACTTCTCGAACAGTAGAAATTTGTTCTGGCGTCAATACTTCATCAAGCGCTTCAAAGCGAGGGCCACCTCGACCACCAGCGCGTTTAAGCATGGCTTGCTCTCCGCGCCCAAGCACATTTAAGAAAGGCCCAATACGCTCACCGCCGCCTGGTTTTTCCAACACAGACGCCATCTCTTTAAGCACTTGCGCTTGGTTCACTGGCGCTGATAAATCGGAATAAATGCGTCTTGCTTCACCATACTCTGGTACTTTAGTCTCAAATACTTTGACGTAATCACCTAACAATTTCCGAGCGGCTAACTGCGTATCTCTACCCGCGCCCGTTGTAGATGTAGGACCGTACGCAATATCGGATAACGCCCGTTTAATGTAATGTAGTGATTCGCCAGTAATCTCAGCTGTTTTACCTGGTATTTCTTTAGTGACAGGATTGCCTGCCGCATCTAGTACGCCAGTCTCAACAATTTTAGGTGGGGTAGTTTTACCCATGATGAAAGGCCTACCTTCCATCTTAGCGATGTTAGCCGCAGCCGCTAACGTGCCTTCTGGCATCCGAGAAATAACATTAGCTAGATCACTATCAATCGGTAAAACTGCCTTATCTGCTGCCTCATAAAAAGGTTTTGCTGACGCGGCGCGTATATTGATGGACGCTTGCAAATCAGGCGTCATGTTTTTTATGGTTGTTAAACGTGTGGCTTCTTGCGCTGTTTCTTTGGCAAGCCTTGTATCAACAAGCCCTGTCTTTTTAATTGCTTTTTCAATCGTTGCTTGTAATCCAGGCACGATAAGCCCGTTACGGGCTATGGCTTGTTGAGCTGTTAAATCTAAACCTTGCTGTTGCGCTTGTTGCAGTGCAGCGCGTACAGCAGCGACTTGTTCAGGAGAATTTAAAGATTCCCTAACCATACGAGCGGCTAACTGGTTTGGTAAATTACCTACATCCGTAGCCTTTCCCGCAACTCGACTTAACCCTTTAATGATTGGAGGCGCTGCTGCCGCTACGGCACCGCCCATCGCTGCGCCAGTTTCTATTTCATCTGGATTGATAAGCCCCGCAGTTGCGCCGCCTGTTATAGCGCCTCCACTAACTCGTGTGCCTAAGTCAGCAAGCCTACCACCTAACGTAGTAGCTGGGGCTGCACCCGTAGATAGACCTCCAGTACGTATTGCTTGCGCTAAACGACCCGCTCCAGCCGCACGTACAGGCGCTGCGATTGCACCGCCCACAGGAAGTGTAGAAATTACTTCACCCGCAAACTCACCTGCACCCGTTGCGATAGGGAATTGCTCTTTGTAAGGTTGGATTTTTGCTTGTTCTTGTGCTCGACGTCTAGCCGCGTCTGCTGCTAACGCCGCGCCGGTTTCTTGCGCTCCTATGGCTTGCAAACCTCGGCCAAGTAATTCTTGTCCACCAAACATGACATTACCCACACCGCTACTAAAACCCATAAACGGCGCGGTAAGTTGACCAAACGGTATGTCTTGGCGAGGTGCGGTTGGCATACCCTCACTACGTGGTTCGGGCGCGGTAGGCGCAGGCGCGGGTGCGGCGAACAGACGCTGCGCTTGTGCGATGACTTCTTCGTCACTAGCGCCAGCCGGTCCTTTAATTTCTCGGATGTTTCCTTGCGGGTCGCGTACTTTATAGATTTGATCGGCCATGATTACCTCACGACGGACCAGCCGCCAGTTGACGCGGGTTGCGCGGGCGCAGCACCTTGCTGTGTTCGGTACTCGTAAGTTGAATCATACGCTTCGCGTACACGAGACTTTGAAGTACGAATTTCGTCAATTAAATCATCAATACCTTTTTTAACATCTTTAATGTTTTGTGTTCTATCAAGGCCACCAACAATTGATCTTTCAAGACGACGACCTTCTTCGTTAGACACGTTACCTAACGCGCCGCCTGTTTTGGACGCCTCGCGCATGTCTTGCAGCGCTTGAAAACCACCTTTAGCAAAGATTTTGTTGTACAAAGCCTGTGCTCGACTACCTGCTTGGCTTACGCTTGGCGTACGGCCATAGATAGGACCAGTGATTTGATTTAAACCTGGATCATCACGAAGACGCTCTAAGTCCTTAATAAATAAATCAGATTTAGTTTCAAAGCCTTTAACTGCTTGTGTAGCTTGAGGAAACACTGCTTCACGTTTTTGAATATCTTTATTTGACAATCCTGGCGCTGCTGGACCACCTGGGATAGGTTCAAGATCACCAGATGGCGTAAATCGATAACCAGAAGGCGGCTGAGGTACGCGCTGCTCTTTTGTCTCTTTTCCTGGCCCTAAACCTAATACTTGTACTGTTGCAGGCGAGAACGGTGTTTGACCCACAGCTTGCTCACGCGGTACAAGTGTAGGTTTACCGTTTTGTAGCACAGGCACTAAGGGGGCAGGTTGTTGGGGTGGGCGTTGCGCACTTTGGAACGCTTGATAACCTTCAGGTGTAGCTGGATAACCAAGCGATGTCATCGTACGAATAGTCTCAGGCGGCATCGTAGCGCGAAAATCGTTTTCAATCTGTTTCAATATCAACTGAGCTTCAGCTTTAGCAGCAGGTGTATTGATGTTAGACACCATTCTATAGCGGCGTTGTAATTCTTGGCCTGAAGGCGCTGGTGTTGTTAATGCGTTAGTAGACGCCGCCGCAGGTGTCGGTGCAGGCGCTAATGCGTTAGTAGACGCCGCCGCAGGTGTCGGTGCAGGGGTAGGGGCAGCCGCAGGCGCTAATGCGTTAGTTGGAGCACCTTCAACTTGTCTTAAATATTGATTAAACTGATCTTGATTATCTAACCGTTCTAAAATAGATACTGCGGTTTTTACAAATTCAGGCCGACCCGTCTTAAACATCGCTTGCGCGGCGGCTCTTAAATCAGTTGGCCCACCTTTAGACGCAATAGTCGATTGAATCTGCGACAACGCCTCACGTTCTTTAAGTATTTCATCCATTTTAAGCGCGTTAAACTGCGCCGCAGACGCCTTGCTGTATTGGTCCAACGGGTCTTGCAGTTGGATACCTCTATAAGACAGCGCGATGTTTGGATCAACGAGGGCCATAATTAGCCTCCATAACCTTGAGAATAATACCCACCTTCATAGATAGGCGCAGGTGTTGCTGCTTCCTGTGGACGCAAGGCGTTCAAAAAGTTCTGGCCCTGCTGATAATTCAAATACGTACCAAGACCTTGTGTCAATGCGTTCGCGCCGCCCACGTACCCTGACGCTCTTGCCTGAGCGGCTGCGCCCATCGCCTGACCGACGTTGCTTGCCATCGCTTGACCTGCTTGGCCTAGTTGATTCGTCGCCGTCTGGCCGACACCAGCCAACGATTGCAGTGGGTTAAGACGGGCGTTACGTTCTGCCTGATAGCGGTTAAACGCGTTCATGTACTCCTGCGACGCTAAACCTTGGCCGTACTGTTGAGCACCTCTTAACATGCCACCTGACAACAAGCCACCTCGTGCTGCGGCTGACCGCTCTAGCGCCTTCATACCTTCTTGCATACGAAACGCGTAACCTGGGTCTTGCTGAAACTGCTCCATCCCAAACGGCGTATATTCAGTCGCAAGCGGCGTTAGTTTGTTAAGCGCGGTAATGCCCGCCTGACGCCAAGGCTCTTGCAGTTCAACCTGACGCTCAAACTGCTGCATCTGCAAGTCAGCAGCGCGATTAGCCGCGTCAGCTTGTGTGCTTGCGGCTTTCTTAGATGCGCTAGACCCTATTAAAGAACTGCCGACAACGGCAGCGGCGATCATCCAAGGCATGTTAATTCTCCTTTAGGCACTGAGCCATGTGCTGCGCTTGGGATTCGTCGCCAGACGCAATCAATACTTCATCAATTTTATCTTCGTCTGTGCAATTAGTCGCATGAACGCAGTACCAAACAACGTCTGTCAATGATTTTACGCCGTGGTGTTTATTAGCTTCAATAGTTAAACAAGCAGGCGCATGAACCTCAGAGCGAACACCATCAACCATAAGTTCGATGGACCCACTAGCTAATATAGATAGATGGTCAAACTTATGTTTATGCTGCACAAGCACGCAACCTGCCGGTATGCGCGTCTCTTTAGCGTATACGCCTGCGCTGAAGTGATGGTGGATCATTAGGTTACTTCTCGCCCACTGACGCGCATATTGATGGCGCTACCTGTGCCAGCGATGGTGCTGATGAAATCACCTGCGCCAAGCACCTGACCGACCAACTCAGGGAACGTATAGACTTCCGACGCCTGAAGCGTCTTGGTCTTCGTGATCAAGTTCGTGTTGCCCGCCGAGCCTGCGGCTGTGACAAGGTTGACGCTGATCGTTGCAGCGCTGGCGCTGTAGTTAGTGGCCGTAAACTTATCAATAATCGCCGTCACACCTGTTGCGGTATATTGCGTGGTTTGTGACGATTCGACCGTCTTGGCCGGAACGAGCACTTTAACAGTGACTGCCATTATTGGACCCCTTCAATGTTATTGCTAACAGTAAGAATAATGCTCGGCACAGCCGGATAGAACGCAGACGACGCAAATGCTTGCGCTACTACCGTCACATCATCTACCGCGTACATAATTTCAACGTAATCGCCCGCGTTAAGCGGGAAAAAGTACCCAATAGTAGCAAGTTGTTCGGCATTATTGCCTTGCAAACGTAGTTGGCTGTTGCTGTTAGGCACGTCAACGCCGTTAATTCGCGGCCATACCCAAAAGATACCTGTACCGCCCGTTGTTTTGTCAAGCTGAATACTGAATAAAAAATTATAGATGCCGCGCTCATCGACGTAAACTCTTGATGTGGGCGACCCTATATAAACGCCGTTGCTAACGTCCGTGGTATCAAAAGTGATCGCGTAAGGCGTATTGATGGCAGCGGGCGTTTGAGTTGTACTGTCAGAGAACTGACCATATCTTGACCGCTTAAACTCTCTTGGCGGTGGCGTTACTTGTAGGGCTTGAATCTGACTTTGTAGTTGCGCGATCTCGTTGATTAAGTGCTCAGGCTGCGTTTCTAACTTCTGACGCAACTCATCAATTTGTTGCTGTAACGAGCCAAGCTCACTAGGCGGCTGCGTATGCACGTCTTGGTCAAGCGCTTGGAGCGCAGCGTCATAGGACGCTATAAGGGACTCTAGTCCTAAACTAGCAATCCCATCATTAGCCGCCGTATCGGATATGCGGTACAACGATAGAAAAAACTGATACCAGGCGCGGTCGATCAACCCTGTACGTGCGTCAAAGAACGGCACACGCGGTGGCGTGATCGGTGTCGGCGTGGCGCTAGGGTTAGGCATTGGTAGGGCTGATCAAGAGTTCTGCGCCCATAAGCGCTGTCTTCACGGGATCAGTCATCGATAGTTCGTATACGCGATCGCGCAACTGGAGCGTCATGCCGAGCCTACGGAACCATACGCGACGGTAATATTCACCGATCTTTCCAATTGACGCGGTGCGGTAATTCGACCACGTATGCCCACCATCATCCGACCAGCGCAGCATGACCTCTGGGTCAGCACCTTGTACGCCGTCCATCTCTTCATCAATAAAATAAGCGCCGTCTTCAGAGATTAAGAAGTAATTGTTAGGCTCAATGATGTCGGTAGTGATGTAGATGGACTCCACAGACGTGTCTTCGTCGATGATGGAGTCGCCACCTTCAGACAGTAGAAAATAGTTGTTAGCCTCTATGACATCCGTGGTCAAGTACATGTCTTGCAAAGGGACACCGTTTAGACCGACACCCGACTCGATGTCGATCTGCATGGAGTGCTGCGCGGTGCGTTTGAGATTGTTCTGACCTGTTGGCAGCGCTCGCCACGACCGCAACCACTTTTGCGTCTGGCCGTTATCGGCGTAGGTATCTAAGTCAAACGCGTAGATATTGCCGTTTTCATAGTCGCCAACGACAATCTTAGTATTAAACGCCATCTGACAGTTGCTGCGATGACGCGTGAACGATCCATTGTTCC